GAGGCGTTGCTGTATTTGCAGGTAAAGTTGGTGATCAATTACAATTTAAAAATATTACAGCAGGTACAGGCATAAGTGTTGCAGGTGTTGCTGGAAATAATATTCAAATAACTACTAATTTACAAGGTATGCTAGTATTAACAGATGCTGGCAGTAGTAACATTGATGACGGAGAAACATTAAGTATTATTGGCGGACCTGGTATTGATACTGCTATGGTGAACAATGTATTAACTATTACAAGTTCAGCACAATCAGGAGCACAAGGGTTCGATACAAATTTAGATTTTGGAGCAATTAACCCTGACATATTAAGTCATGCGGCATTCTTCCAATATGCTACAACTATAGACTACGGAACTATAACAAGTCCAGAGGCTATTTTTAGTACAAATTTAGGAAACATATAATACATGTCTCAGTGGACCCAAAAATCTGGAACAACATTAGTCACTACTAATGAGGAAGAAACTATTACAGTTGGTTTACCTTTAGCAGTTGGCATTGATCCTACTATCGAATTAATTGCAGGTACTTTACCTCCGGGTCTAAGAATTTATCAAAAAAATATTATAGGAACACCTATTCAAGTTGAGCGTATAACTACATTTACATTTGTTTTACGTGCAACATTAAACAATGTAATAGAAGACAGAACATATAAAATTATTATTAATGGTGCAGACGATCCTTTGTGGAAAACAGCAGAAGGTAGATTGCCTATTGGTAACTCACCTGTAAACAATCGCTATTTTATACTAGATAACGAAATTATTGATTTTCAATTGGTAGCAACTGATGTTGACTTACCAGCAGATAAAAGTTTAGAATTTTGGATTGACAAAGGCGATGGAGAATTACCTCCGGGTATTAGTTTGAGTAAGACTGGTAAAATATCTGGCGTAGTTGAACCTTTACTTGCATTGGACAAAAGATCAAAAGCAGGACAATATGATACAGCAAACTACGACATGTACTTACATGACTTTTCAAACAAAAGTAGTTTATTTTATCAAGGACAAATTATCCCAAACTATATTTATAACCCACCAAAAAAATTAAATAGATTTTATGAATTTAAAGCAAGTGTTAGTGATGGTCTTGCAGTTGTTAAAAGAAACTTTATTATCTATGTTGTAGGCGAAGACTTTTTACGTGCAGACAATATTGTTGTGCAAGTTGCAACAGGTGTATTTACTGCTGACAATACGTATATTAGAACTCCTGTATGGATTACTCCGGGCAACTTTGGATATCGTAGAGCAAATAATTATATTACATTATTTTTAGAAGTACTAAAAAATGAAAATCAAGAAGGCGCAATTAGTTACAAACTAATGCCAACTAATAATGATGGAACTAATAGTGTTATTCCTCCTGGAATGACTATTGATAGTAATACTGGAGAAGTTGCAGGCAGAGTTGCATACCAACCAGCAGTTACCAAAGAATATAAATTTACAGTTAGAGCAGAACTTTTACTTACAGAAAATAATACTATTACTGTTGCTACATTTAAAGACAAAACATTTACAGTAAACTTATTAGGCGAAGTTGATAGTAGTATTTTATGGACTAGCAAGGCTAAACTAGGTAGTATTCCTGCAAATCAAATTAGTGTATTTAAAGTACAAGGTACAACAACAGTTCCTAATGCTCCATTATTCTACACACTTACTAGCGGGCGTATACCTCCTGGATTAACTCTCCAATACAATGGAGAAATTACAGGTACAGTTGTACAGTTTGGCGATAGTGAAAGAAATGGTCTTACATTTTTTGATAACGATAATATGACATTTGATAACGATACTACAAGTATTGATAGAACATATATATTTACTGTTGAAGCAAAAGATAGATTTGGATTTAGTGCAAGTAGTAAGACATTTACTATACAAGTAATTGACGATGATGACAGACAATATAGTAACTTGTTTATGAAGCCATTTTTAAAAGAATCTAAAAGAGACTCATATAGAGATTTTGTAAGTAATCCTGCAAACTTTCCTCCAACAAAAGTTTATAGACCAAATGATCCAAATTTTGGGTTACAGCGTGAGATTAAAATTTTAGCATATGCTGGTATTGAAACAAAGACGATAAATGATTTTGCAATAGCAAGTCAAAAATGGCATAAGAAACGTAGATTTAATGTAGGTGCTCTTAAAAGTGCAGTAGCAAAAACTCCTGGTACACAAGAAGTAGTATATGAAGTTATATATGTAGAACTTGTTGACCCTTCAAAAGCAAAAGTAGGTGAAACTAGAAAGTCATTTGTACAAGAAAGTTCTATGCAATTAAAAGTAGATCAGCAAGAGAAAAATAAACAACCTAGTGGAACTCCAACACTACTAGATAGTTCAAATGTTAATAGAAATACCGAACAGTATAAATTTATGACTGATGATACACAATTAGATTTAGGTGATACAGTACAAACCATAGCAACTAATGAAACGCTTACTGCAACAGCAGATACTGATAGTGATCCGTTTGTATTTGGAAATAATAATGTTGTAAAAGCAGATAGTGATGCTGTACTTACAAGTGGTGGACAAGGTAAAAAATATATTAGTAATATTACAAATATGCAAGATAGTATAAAAACACTAGGACGTACAGAATACGACTTTTTACCATTATGGATGCGTACTCCGCAAGTTGCTGGGCAACAAGAAACAGGCTTTACACTAGCAATACCACTATGTTACTGTAAACCAGGTACAAGTGACGAAATAATGATTACTCTTAGAAATAGGACGTATGATTTTAAAGATTTAGACATAGAAATAGACCGATATATTGTAGATAGTGTAGTAGGTAACTCAAATGATCAATATATTGTATTCGGAAAGTATAATTATAATGCGTAACACTGATAAATATGTGTAGGAGAATAAGATATGGCCATAACTACAAGTAGTTCTAATATTGGAACAATAAATGCAGATTACCCTGTCGCAGGACAAGATAATGATTCACAAGGTTTTAGAGATAATTTCACTAAAGTTAAAACAGAATTAACCAATGCACAAGCAGACTTAACAGCATTAGATACTAATGCAGTCAAGAATAATGATGCAATTACTAACATGCAAGGTAACACTATTAACAATGTAGTGATTACTAGAGGATCACAAAAGTTTTATAGTGGTGGTGTTTTAAGTAGTGCTGGCGTTAGACCAGTTAGTTATGAAATAGCAACTTATCATTCTTATACAATTAATAGTACAGGTATTACATTACAACTTGCTGATTGGCCAACAAGTGGTAAGTATGCAGAAGTACTAGTTGAACTACGTGGACGCAGTCAAGCAGACACAGTATCTTTTGATACAGCAAATAGTGGTTCAATAAAAGTAGCAACAGGCTTTGCACATCCTGCAACTATTGACGATAACGTACATCCATATATCTATAGATTCTGGACAATCGACGGCGGGCAAACAGTCTACGGAGAATATTTAGGTGAGTTCAATACCGTCCTTTAATCCATTAGTACAAAGTTTTGACGAACTATCTGACAACGAATTAGAAGAAAAAATTCTCACGTTAAATAAAAAATTCTGGATGACTCAGAATCCACAAGTAAAAGAACAAATTACAGCAATTCTTGACATGTATAAAGCAGAGATGGAAGGCCGTAGAGCAAAACCAAAAATAAAAAGCCAAGATGGCGATAATTCACTTGACAATCTGATTAATATCAGTTAAAATACATATATGCTTATGAAAACAGACAAACTAGGTATTCCACGATTCTCTAATAAAGATCTTATCGATATGATCTACACAGGTCATTCTGATAAGTGTCATGTAGTATTGTGTGAAGAAAGCGATGACATAAATCAATTTAATAAGGCTATGGAAGATCAGGGTCTTAGTAAACTACAAAAGTATATTCCATTAGATGTAGATCAAAAGGATTTTGACGGTGCATGCCAAAGTGAATGGTTTATGCCTAACAAATACAAAGAGATAGACATAAAAGTTTGGTTATTAGAAAAACTACAAAAAGAATTACAATCTGATAGTTTAGCAACTGCTCAATATTCTAAGGAATGGCATAGAATTACTGAAGAATATACTGAATATGCTAATCGAAATATGGCAGATCTGCTACGCTATATGATATATCTTGTAGACTTTATGCGTGAAAACAACATCGTATGGGGTGTAGGTAGAGGAAGTAGTGTAGCAAGTTATGTGCTATACTTAATAGGCGTACATAAGGTAGATTCAATCCAGTTTGACCTGGATTGGAGAGAGTTCCTGAGATAAGTACTAATATAATAAAAGGAGGTATATTATGCCTGTAAGACAACAACAAAAGAAAACTTACCAGACTTTTCAGGGTAAGAAAATTGATATGGATACGTTGCGTCAGCGTAATGAATTGACTCCAGCAGTAGGTAACGCTCGTGTAAATGCACGTGGCGATCAACTTGGTCCTGGTGGCAAAATCATTAAAAATCGTGATGAAGTAATTCGTGATTATTACGAAGAACATCCGCAAGCGGCTCCGGACGAAGTAGCACAAGTTGAACAGCCTGTAGAAGAAGTAGCAGAACCTGTTCAAACAAAGGCCCAAAAGAAATCAGTAGACAATGCTAAAAAAGCAAAAGCAGTTGAAGCAGAAGATAATGATGACGACTGGGTAGAAGACCAAGATGGCAATTTTGTAAAAAGAGGTGACTAGTGGATACGTTAGCAAAGTTTGAAGGAAATTTAACAGCAGTCGGTAATCGAGTGTTAGTAAGTGATATGGAGTTTGGTGAGCAAACTACTAAAGGCGGAATTATCTTAACAAGTGATGATGGAAATGTTAGAGGCATTTATCCACGTTGGGGTAAGGTACATTCAAAGGGACCACGGAATGATGATCCTTATGAAATAGGTCAATGGATACTTATAGAACACGGTCGTTGGACACGTGGAGTAACTATGACTAATGACGGTGAAGATGAGATGGTACTACGTATGGTTGAATGTGAAAGTATTTTAGCATATGCAGATGAAAGACCAGAAGACGTACTAATGAGCGGAAGTAGTATAGGTGACTATGCTCCGGACGCAGTTGACCCAAGCGGGTTTGTTAATCCTAACTAGAAAGAAACAAAATTGGAAAACGTAGATCTAAAGAAATATGAAAACTTTGTAGCGACTGTAACATCTGCACAAAGTAATGAAACAAAGGCCCTTAATAACCAACTAGAGGCACTAGAAAATGAAAGTGGTGTAAACATGGCACTACTATTAACAGGCGGAATCGGCCTGTCATCGGAAACTGGAGAATTTAATGAGATTGTTAAAAAATGCATATTCCAAGGCAAACCACTTAACGATGAAACTATATTTCATGCTAAACGAGAACTTGGCGATATTATGTGGTATTGGATTAATAGTTGTCGTGCTCTTGGGCTTGACCCAAATGACGTAGTGGCAGAAAATGTTAACAAACTAAAATCACGTTACCCAGGTGGCGAGTTTAATGTTTATTACTCAGAGAATAGAAAAGATGGGGACCTTTGATTCAGAAATTCAAAAATGGATTAAAGAATTTGTATCAACGCACAATAAACAAATCGGAAAAGTTCCATGTCCTTTTGCGAAACAGGCTATGCTTAAAGAGAGAATTAATTATCTCTCAGTAAAAAAGCATACCATATCACCTATAATAAATTCCCTTGTTGATGATTGGGATGACAAATATGAAGTTGTTGTTGTCTATTGTCCTACAGAAGATTTAACTCCTGAAGAACTTTCAAAAATTGTAAAAGACTTTAATAATATTGCTATGACTAAAGATATAGTAGCATTAGAAGACCATCCAAACGATCCAGAAATATTAAATGGGGAATCTATGAATTTTGGTAAATGTATATTGGTACTAGTGCAAAGGCTATCGAAGTTAAACAACGCAAGTGAAATTTTAAAGAAACAAGGGTATTACGATAATTGGCCAAAAGAAAACTATGATGATGTTGTGAGATGGAGAACAACGTGAGTGATATATATTCTAGGATTGATTTATCCAAAACAAACTATAAGATATCTAAATCCGCAGTATTACTTGAAAATCCTCCAGTAGAACAACTGCAAGAAATATACAATCAATACTGTAAGTACAAACAGTTTGAAAGTGTAATGCCTTTGTTTAATGAAGACTTACGTGCGCCACGTAGTGATATAATTGGATACTACAGTAACAAGAAACTAGTTGCGTTTAGTTTTTATCATAACTTCAATAAGCACAATGTAGAAGCAATACAGTTCGCATGGAACTACAAAAACCCCAAATTATTCCTAGGTTTAAAGAGTCTACGCCACGAATGTGCATATTACAAAGCCAAAGGTGTTAAGTACATATATGTTGGCTATGCAGATGAATATAAAAAGCAAATTAACGGTTTTGAAATATTAGGATCACAATAATATATGATATGGACAGAATGGGATAAACTTACAGAGATTATTGTTGGTTCTACTTATGATACAAAGTCTTTACAACAATTTGATGACGCACAGTTTGTTGATAGTATGTCAAAGATACTAGAAGAAACAGAACAAGATTTCAAAAAATTATCAGATATATTTGAATCATCAGGTGTTAAAGTTCACAGACCAAAAAATATACCTTTGCAATCTGAAAGCACAAGACAATGGAAATCAGAATTTCCATATCCTGCTATATGTCCTCGCGATCATCATATAGTTTATGGAGATACTATTATCAATACTATAGGTGGCGACTGTAATAGATATAGTGAAAGTGATTACTTCCTAGATATAATGTTAGAAAAACATAAACAAGGAAGAAACTATATTGCAATGCCTAAACCGTTGTTACAAAATAAATATGAAAATTACGAGATAATGGAACCTCAAATAATGTATCATGCCGCAAACATAATAAAATGTGGTGATACTTTAATTCATTCAAAAACTTATCACGATCCAGCAGGGGTTGACTCTATGCTAGGAACAAAGACAGGTTTAGATTGGGTAAAAAGAAATATAGGCTGTGAAACTAAATGGATAGAAGTACCTGGGTGTGGACATGTTGATGGTATGTTAGCAATTATTAAACCCGGATTATTAATGACATGGAAAGAAGAATATATACCAGAAGAATTAAAATATTGGGATAAGATTATTTTAACACCGTGGGATTTACCTAAATGGTTTCACGAAATGAGAACACAGCATTTCTATAAAGATAAAGTAGAAAATTGGCTATCGCATTGGATTGGGTATGTAGATGAAACAGTATTTGATTTAAATGTAGTAAGTATTGATGAAAATACAATAATTACAAATGGTCATGACAAAAGAATCGAAAGTGAATTAAAAAAATATGGAGTTGAAATGATACCGTTTGATTTCAGACATAAATATTTTTGGGACAGTGGATTACACTGTGTAACTTTAGATTTAAGCAGACAAGGAGAAAGACAAAATTATGTATGATTTTGCAGACTTTGAATGGTATGACTTTGTGGTCATAGGAATATTTGCTAAAGTAATGCAAGTACTAGTGTTTATTACATTAGCAGGAGGAGGATTCACAACTGCTACAATTTTATTTGTAGTTTGGGAATTATGGAAAGCATACGAAAGGTTTAGAGGAAAAATATGAAACTTAGTAAAGTAGAAAAAGATAGCAATATCAAAATTGCTACAGTCAATATGCCAAAACCGGCAAAAGAACAGTCATTTGATATCGAAAAAGAAATCAAAGAAATAAAAGAGATACTCTCAGAAATACTCCAAAATATTGCAAAAAAGTCTTGACTTTTTCGTTAGTATCCTATATAATAAAGTATATTAGGAGTAGAACATGAAATTACCTGAACAAAAAAATACTGGTATTGGTACAGCAGGTGCGGCTGGAATTGCACTAATGATTCTTCATATTACAAACTACTTAGTAGGATGGGCATGGCCCATACTGTATATCTTTTTAATTTTAGTAGGCATGGGTATGGAGAACAAAAAGAAATGAAAGATCTTTGGGTAGAAAAATATCGTCCAAAAACTGTTGACGGCTATGTGTTTCGAGATGAAGCACAACGGTCGCAAGTAAAAAACTGGATTAAAGAAAAAACTATTCCACACTTATTGTTTAGTGGTAATGCAGGTATTGGTAAAACAACACTTGCAAAGTTATTATTTAATGAACTAGATTTAAATGATTTAGATGTACTTGAAATTAACGCAAGTCGTACAAATAGTGTTGATGATGTACGTGATAAAATTGTAAACTTTGTACAAATGATTCCATTTGGTGACTTTAAGGTTGTACTACTTGATGAGGCTGATTATTTAAGTCCAAACGCACAGGCGGCCTTGCGTGGAGTGATGGAGGAGTATCATACTACAAGTAGATTTATTTTAACTTGTAACTATCCTAATAGAATTATTCCAGCACTACACAGTAGATGTCAAGGCTTCCATATTGCTAAAATTGATCAAACAGAGTTTACAGCAAGAGTTGCAGAGATACTAATTACAGAAGGTGTAACTCCAGACTTAGATACACTTGATACGTATGTAAAAGCAACGTATCCTGATTTACGTAAA